CATTAGTCAGTCCCAAACGTTTGGCAAGCCGTACTTGTGTTTGCGTTAAAGTGACCTTTTTAGGGGCCGTGCTCCGCGTAGCGGGGGCAACCACATTAGCTCGTTTCTTTTTCGGTGCATCCTCGAAATTATCGGGGAAGAGTTGTCTTACGCGAGAATCAATTTTCTCGTAATAGTCATCGCTCGTTGGGTCTACACCATCATCCACAAGTTTCTGGTGCAGTCCGTACGCAAGTTGGGTCATTTCGTGGTCTTTACCAAACCACTCGTTTTTTGAAGCCCAGTTTTGTGCTTTCGTATCAACTTGTTGTGACGAGCTGTTGTTGGGTATTGTTACACTAGCATCTGCCCCTTGTAAAGGAGTATGTTTAAAATCTTTCAACTTTTCAGCTTTTATCCGAGCGGTTGTTAGATTTTCCTGTGCTTCCATTACCTTTTCGCCGTCCCCACTGTCGTACGCGTCTTTATAACGCTTCTTAGCAGTTAGGACTTCAATGGCTGAGTTCCGTTTAGCTTGCTCTAACAATGCCTCACGGTTCTTATTAACGTCACCTTTTAGAGTTCTATTCTCTTCGGCTACTTTTTGAGCAAACTCAATAGCTTCTTGACGTTCGCGTTCCGCTGATTCCTTAGCTCGGCGCTCGTCGTGATAGCCTTTCTGTATCTTATTTATACGTTTTTTGACTTTAGAGGAATAACCTTCAAGTTCTTGTTCAGTTACATCTTCAGGGGCTTCCGAGGCTTCGCGGCCTTGGTCTTCTTCAGGTGTATCGTCAACAACTTCAATGTCTACAGCGTCCTCGTCCTCAACTTCTGGCTCTTGGTCGTTTTCGTAGTCTTCTTTAGTTTTCTTGCCGCTGATGTCAATCTCTACCGAGCCTGACTCTTCGACCTCGACTTCTTTTTCCTCGGCTTCATGAGGAAACTCAAACTTCACTTCTTCAAATGGCATGACTTTCTCCTTACGCGTGCGTGATGCCACGAGGGTCGCCAATAACGGCCTCAATGGAATCATCGTTCATTAAGCGGTACTCTTTACCAGATACAGTAAAGCGCGTTCCGGTGTTCATACGAAACATTACGTAGTCCCCGACTTTGCACCATGGTTCGCCACTAAATCGGTCTTTGTCGGTATAGGCTTGTTCGCCCATATCTATCACAATGCCCATAATGGACATAATGTACTCACGTTTAAGCACGGAATCGGTCTTAATAAGGCCACCTTCGTACTCAGTTTCTACTTCAGGTAAGGCTACTAATACACGATAGCCCACAGGTTTAGGGAGTTGCGCCTCGAAAAGCGCTTCTTCCTGTTCTTTCCGTATGTGCGGAGGCACAGCGAGGATTGAATCAGTCATCATCTTCTTCCAGATAGTTTTTGGCGAGGTCTTCGACATGGTTTAGACAGGAGTCGTATCCTCGGATTTTTCCTGTTAGTTCTCGGTATTCAGCGTAGCTATTAGCCCCGCCTCCACTGAGAAATACTTGCAAAGAGGCTTTATCCTCATTGATTTTGTCGCGCAGTACGTCAAATACTGTTTTAGCCATTACTTGTCACCTTTTGGTTTGTTTGGCTGTGTTAGCTTAAATAAGTCAAGGTCTAGCTGCGTAGTATCTTTCCTACGTTGTGCGGCTTGGCTTGCGCCTGATTTTCGTTCTTCTAAAGCTAGCTCAGCCTGCTCTAACTCTAGTTTTTTCTCGGCTAGCTGGGCCTCTATCGTCATTTTTGCTTGCGCTAGTTGGGCGTCAGTCTGGTCTTTCATAGCCTTACGTTGAGCTTCAGCTTGTTTGGCCTGCATATCCAACTGGTCTTTCTGAGTTTTACGTTGGACTTCTTGTACTTTAGCCTGTACTTCTTGCTGCTGTAGCTTAAACACAGGGTCTTCAGACTGTTTCTTGGCCTGCTCTTGGGCGGCGTTCTGTTTATGCTGCGCGTTTAGCTGCTTGCCACCTTCTGCTGCCATACGAGCTAAGTTGACCTCTAGGTCTTCTGTAAGCTCGGCGTTTGGTATAGGTAGCTGTACACCCAGCTTCTCTTCCATCTGCTGTCTATATAGGAACGCTAAATGCTCGGCAATGTGAGCCTGTACGGACGCCGTAATTTTCTTGGCTTCTGGATTCTGACCAATCATCTGGGCAATCATCGGGTCGTCGATAAACGCCTTGTGACAGTCAATGTGAGCTTGGTGATCCTGATAGATAAACGCCTTAGTCGGGTTACCGTTTAAGAAGCCCATGTTTTCACTGATTGGGTCTGTAGGTTTAATATCATCGTCCGTAGGTACAAGTTTCTCAGCGTTCTTTACACCTAAAACGTCGATCATCTGACGGTGTAATTGAGGTAAGTCGTATATTTGTGGGGCTTGTGCAGCCATCTGTAACACAGTCTGGTACTGGACAACACGTTGTGCCATGGTTGTGTTGTTAGGATCACTTACAGGTATAACGTCTACTAGTGAGTAGTCTTCCTGCTTAGCAGACATCTCCCCACGATGCGGTTGGTATTTATACTCTGCGGGGGCGTACTCAGCCATGAGGGACTTGAGTAGCTTAAACTCCTGCTTCATAGAGTAGTGAACACGGGCCTGTACAGCGGCCATAGGCTTGAGCGTACGTTCTAGTATCGCAAGAGTCGTGCCAACTGGAGCGTTAGCGGACATATCTGAGATGTCCATATCGCTAATAGCGCCTAGGCGACGGCCTTCAGTTGTAATCTGGTTAAGTAACGCTAGCAGTGTCTGGCTAGGTTCCTTATACGGTAGCGGCATGATGTTGTCACGGATCGCACCTGACGGTACATCGACATCCTTCCACTCACCCGGCTCAATCGGCGTATCATCACCCTTAATACGTAACCCGCGAGCCTTTAAACCGCCCGGTAGGTTAGATAATGTACCAGCGTCAACCAATTGACGGATAAGTGACGTACCTGCGCGTGCGTAACCACCAATGATATGGATTAGACCCATACCGTAGAAACCAAAGCCCGGAACGTACGTGTAGTGTACAAAGTGCTGACGCTTCATGTGTAAGTCGTCGTCTTCGTCCCAGTTGCGTCGGATGGCTAATACTTCGCCTGTACCACGCTCGATGGTGACAACGTATGGCTTAGCTATCTCGTCTTCATCGTCATCTAATGCTTCTATAAACAAGTCAACGTGTACTTCGTACAGCGTGAAGCGGTCGTCATCGCTTATCGAGTAACCACCTTCTTCTGCCTTACGTTCTTCAATGTCTGTATGGAACGCTTCTGGCTCGCCCAGATTAACATCTGAGTAAAACCCCATTGATTGTAGTTTCTTTAGCTCATTCTTGGTTTTACGCATAACATGAGTAACACGCTCAGCAGTCTCTATAGTAGACGCACCGTAAGGTACGATTACTTCTTCCGCTGGTATATAAGTAGCGCATGGGCGACCCATATTCGGCTCATAGTAAACCTTCTTAAAAGCAGAGCCTGATAGACCTAAAGAGTATAAGAGGCGCTCGTGCTCTGGACGATACTCAACCATGTTCTCGGTAAGTTCGTAGTTCATGTCGGCTCGCACACGTTCTGCGGCTTCCATCTTGTCTTCGTCTTCCGCACCAATGACCTTAGTCTTTACAGGGCCAGCGGCAGGAAACGTCTCGGCCATGGCCTCAGCTTGGAATCGAATAGCTGCTTCAGCAAGTACCGTAGAGTACACACCACAGGCGTTTTCCCATGGCTCTGTACGTTCTTCGTACTTAAAGCCCAATACATCAAGCCCTTCAACGTAAGTATCCGCCCACTCCTTTCGGCTTTGTACGTCGGACTCAACTGACGCTAGCAAGTCATTGGCTAGTTCTGTCAGCTCGTTCTCATCTAACTCTTCAGCTAGGTTGTCTTCAAACTCGACGTCTCCAAGTTCCTCATCGTCTGGCATGAGTGATATTTCCACACTGCCATCGCTTAGCGTGACTTCTTTAGGATCGACGATCTCGATCTCCAGAGCCTCTTCTGGCCCCTCATCTATGCCTTGTGGTGCCTGATATAAACCTTTTTCAATTGCCATTATTTTTACCTTTTTAATTTGTTTTCACGGATTAGCTTGTCACCCTGCGCTTTGGGAATAGACCCACTACCGTAATTAGTTAAGTAGTTTTTACCATCACCGGAAACGCCAACTATACGTTTGCCCCCAGCTACTGCGCCGCCCTTGTTATATCTTTTCATTAGTAGTATCCGCCCCTACGCGAAGATTTAAATTGTTTTATCTCGTCTTGTTCATCTGTGGGTAGTCGTATAAACCCACCTTGTCTAAATCGCATTAGCGCCATTACCATGGAGTCAACTAAGTCATCGTTACTAGCGAACGGGAAGCCCGCTACTTCATCTACAAGCTCTTCAGCCCAGCGCGTAGCTGGAACCCAGCACAGCCCTGAAGCCACAATATCTGTTACAGAATTCAAACGTGCTAACTTATCACCTGAACCCCTGTGTGGAGTAAACTCCGATACGGGTAGTCCCATACGGCGCATCTCTTGGTATATAGCTACGCCAGAACTCTTCTTCTCCACGATAAACGCATCGGGATCCCAAGCATCGTACTCTTCCATGCACATCTCTTTAAGTTCTGGAAACTCCATCCTTCTCTTTATACTATTTAAGAGCATGAGGTTGTACGCGTCAGTCTCTTCATTCATAAAGACACCCCACGTAGTCAGTGCCGTGTAATCCGCACGGTTATGCTTCTCTGCCGCCGAATCCAGCGACATGATCACAAACTCACACGGTGGAGGTCGTTCTGCGCCCCACATCTGCCACCACTCACGTTTTACTAATGCCGCTTCCTGTGATGTGGGCTGCTGCTGGTACTGAGCGTTCCACTGGAAGTTAGGCATCGACGCTTTGGTACGCAGTAATGCTTCTAAGTCAAAGAACTCTGGCCACAGCGGTTTCTCCACTATTTGTCCAGTCTCTTCGTTTTCTATCTCTAGTATTGCTGGAAATTCGATCACTTCAAACTGATCAGAGCGGTCGTTATTTACCATATCCTTGATTACACGGCCAGTCAGGTCATCCATATGCCATCTTGTCTGTATAATAGCCACTCGACCCCCCGGCATAAGCCGAGTTCGGGCACCAAACGTGTACCATTCGTACGCTTTCTCAAAAACAGAGAAGTTTCCGTTGATAACGTCCTGC